CTTATTGTGCAAGGTCTTTAGGACAACTAAAAAGAAGTTCTGCTAAAACTAGGAATAATCCTAATTCTAGAATAAGACAAGCACGAAGAAGATGGAAATGTTAAAGAATAGGAGATAACATGAATATTGTAATCAGTAAACTATTAACAGGCTTGTTAAGTGAAAAGATATTAAAAGCTGTGTTATTAAAACTTGGTGATTATTTCATCAAGAAATCAGATAATAAATTAGATGATGAAATCTGGGCTGAAGTTAAAAAAGCCCTTAAATAAATAAGGAGAGAATATGAACTGCGAATGTGGATGTGGGTGTTAAATGCCTAAAGTTTCAGTTCCATTAAAGAGATTTGACGGAGGTTTGAACAATAGAGATTCTGCAAGAGATATTGGAGACAACTTTCTTGCAGAAGCTACTAATGTAGATGTAAGCTCTGTTGGTAGGATACGTACGCTCGGAGAGTTTAAAGACCTAGCTAGTTCTATTACTTTGAATATATCTGGAAAACAATTTCCATATGGATTATTTAAAATAAATACAGATAGCCCTCCAGAATATACTGGTGTAACCACAACTGGAGAACATTTAGTATATACAGCTGGAAATAGCAATGTATATGTAGGTCAGTCAAGCTTAGAGACTTGGAACAATGGAGGAACTGTAGCAAAATTAGGAACTAGTATTACTAATTGTAAGCCTGTCTATTATTATGCTGATGGCGGTTTAAGAATATCAGACGCTGAATTAGGTAACAACTCTGAGACAATTGCTTTGCAAAGAATGGTAAGAACAGCTGCTCCTTATCAAGCTATTAGTGAGCATATGAAATGGGTGCAAACAGGATTTGCTGGACCTTTAGATGCAGACTTTGATGATAGTGATGGCGTTGATTGTGCTAATCCAGCTACTGCTGGTGTTAGCGGAGAAGAGGCAGGTCAGTTACCTACTAGTGATTTTATCGTACAAACTTTAGCTAGTGGTACAGATGGACTTTGGGGTGCTAGTACTTACTCAATAGGAGCTACTTACGTATATTACGGAGGACAAGAATCTTTAATATCTACAGATTTAGATAATATTTCTGGAGGAACTATTACATTAACAGACGGACAATATCCTAATATTAGTGTTTCTATAGGAGACGGAGATGTTAAGCTATCTGAAATACAAGGAATGAGAATATACTTAAGAGATATTAATAATCCTGATGATGAATTTACTATGCTATTAGATATAGACTTTGAGCAAGGTTCAAGAATATCTTTAGCTGATGAATTTGATTCTTTTGTAGATAAGGCTACATATGTTGTTACTAATGATACAAAAAATAGAAATACTAACGAAAGAGCTTATGCAATCAAACAGCCTGGGTTAGATACTTACGCTACTATTAATGGATATTCTTCCGATGAAGAAGAAATATCATTTAATGGAGAATCAGACTATGGATATAAAACTGCAGTTGTTGCAAACCAAAGAGCTTTTGTAGCAAACGTTAAATATAAAGACTCTCAAGGTACAACAAAAATAATGGGAGATAGAATACAATATAGCCCTGTAAGAAAGTATGATTTATTTCCACAGAGTTTTTATTTAGATATTGGAACTAATGACGGTGATGAGATTGTAAAACTAGCAGAGTTTCAAGATAAATTATTTGTATATAAAAAGAATAAACTATTTGTAATCAATATAGCTTCAGGTTCTGATGCTGGTTGGTATGTAGAAGCTGAATTAGAAAATAGAGGAGTTAGCTCTCCTGCAGCTGTTACTAAATCAGATATAGGTTTGGTTTGGGTAAATGAGCATGGTATGTTTTCATATAGTCAGAATATTTCTAAACTATCAACTACAATAAAAGATGAAACCTGGCAAACAAATATCAACGAAGAAACAGCGGTTGTAGGGTTTATACCTAAAAAGAATCAGATTATTGTTGTAGGAGACGCAAACGACGCAACTCCTGCAGGATATTTATATGATATACAAACAAAGTCTATTGTTAATATTAACAGTACTCATGTTTTAGAAGGAGATAAAATTTCAAACTTTGTAGTATTTAATCAGGAGTTAGTATGTTTTGCAGACGGAAACAACATTAAGAGATATGACCCTACACCTAGGTCTCAAACTATAGACATAAAAACAAAAGAAATAGATTTTGGATTGCCTTCTGTAGATAAAAGATTTTATTCAGTATATGCTACTTATAGTAATAACGGTAGTACTGCTAACATTAAAGTAGGAAGAAACGGAGCGTCTCCTAGTGATGAGTTTGTAACAACTGGACTAGAAAATGTTATGGATTCAACTTCTTTACAAACAGAAGAATTTTTATTGTTATCATCTAATAGAGATGGTAAATCTATGCAAATACAAATAGATGGAACCGCAGCAGCAGATTTTGAGTTACAAGACTTATCTGTTATATTAAGAGCAAAAGGACAAAGATAGTGGCTTTATTAAAAGGTAGAAGAGTAGCTGGAACTAACAAGCAAGTAAAACGTGGAGCTGTTGGTAAAAGCGAAATGAAGAATGGAGAAGAAGTTATACAATACCATAATGGTAGATTAAAAGTTGTTAGAAAAGAATTTGGTAAGTTGTTTGAACTAGAGTTTGTACAACAAAAAGGACCAGCAGAACAAAAAGAATTAAAAACATTTGCACAACATTCTGATGTAAAAGCGCCTCAGAAAGATGCTATTAAAGTTTTTAAAGATGGAGTAAGAGTAGCGGCACCTTCAGGTAAAAGCGCTTACTTAACTTTACCATCAGATACAGATAGTAACGTAGGAGCTGAAGAAACACAAATTGTTACATCTGGTGTAGATGCAGGTAAGCTAATAGAAAGATGAATTATCTTGACATAAACGAAAAATTTTTAGTATTTTATAGCGGTGAGGTATATAAAAGCTATATTCATAGTAGTATTACTTACTTTAAGAGGAGAAACAATGGGCGTAAATAACAAACAAATCAAAGATTTAATTAAAGACGTTTGTGTCCAGATGGGAGACAAGTATGCAAAACAAGAAGCATTGGATATCATATATGCTACAGGGCTTGTGGAAAGCAAGTACGAGTATATCGAACAAATTGGTAAAGGTCCTGCAAGAAGCTTTTGGCAAGTGGAGCCCAGCACAGCCGTTGACAATTGTAAAAACTTTATATCATCTCGTCCAGACTTGCTTCAGGCATCTGCTGATATTCTTGGGATTGACCCTTATTATTTTATTGATGCTAACGCTGATGATTGGGACTGGATTCTTCGTACTAATATTAGCGCTGGTATATTACATTGTAGAATTAAGTACTGGCGTATACCAGAACCGATTAAAGAAGGTGAAGAAGAATTAGCAAAGTATTGGAAGAAACACTACAACACAGAAGAAGGTGCTGGTAGTGTAGAACATTTTTTAGAATTAACGGAGGGTAAATTATAATGCCAAGTTTTTCACAACTAATAGGAAGACTTAAAGCTGAGCAAAGAACTATGGGAAGTCTAAATTTAGCAGATTTAGGCGTAGACGTAGAAGAAGAAAAGCAAGAGGTAGAAACAGCTAGAGCTCAGTATAGAAGAGATTTAGCAAAAGCTCAAGCAGAAATGCAAAGAAGAGCTGAGAAAAGAGCAAGAAGAGGTAGTCTTGGTAGGTTATTAGGAACAGTAGCTTCCTTTATACCAGGAGTAGGTCCTGTTGTTGGAGCTGCTATCGGAGGAGTAGCCTCTGGACTAGGAAGAAGTTCTGTATCTCCTTATAGAGGAACAATTAGTACTTCATTACCAGGAGGTAAGTTTCTTAGAAATCAAAGAAATAATTTAGCTCTAGACATTGACTTAAGTAACACTTTTATAAGAGATGCTGCTAGAAGTACAAAGCAAGCTTTTGCTCTTAATGTTATAGGAGATGCTCTTGGAGCATATCAATTATCTACAGCTTTAGGTGCTGGACAACCTAAACCTCCAGCTGAAACAGAAACAGGACCAAAAGATGAAACTAAAGATGGTAAAGTTGAAGAAAAAAAATTAGGAGCTTCTACAGCTATGACAACTATACCTACAGGTTCTTTACTTGAAGATGTAAATTTATTAGGAGCTAATCAACCTTCTACTTATGACTATCAAGTAGGTGGTCCAGATGGAATAACACTTACAGCTCCTTTTGTTAACCCTTTTGAAAAAGTGACTGATGATGAAGGTAATGTTGATATGAGTCCAATTTTTGATGCATCTTATTTAAATAGAATGTTTGGCAACGATAGAAGGAATTATTAATTATGGCAATGTATGATGATATATTAAAACAAATGCAGTCATCTTTTACTGGTATGAGCCCACAAAGCATGGGGCAACAAGGTGGTTTTATGCAACCTACTTTTAATTTTAATAACCTAACAGATGATGACCCGTTTGGTGGTGGAACTGGTGGAGGCACTGGCGGCGGTGGAACTGGCGATGGCGACGATGGTGATGTAGGCGGAGGCTCTGGTTCTGGTGGTTCTGGTTCTGGTGGTCCTAGTTATGGACCTACTACTTATGGCGGACAATATGGTTCTCAGTTTTCTAGTATAGAAGATATTTTAGAAGGAATAGGTGAGTCTGGTTATAGTTTGTTAAACCCTGCTGCTCAGTACGGATATGGTGGAGAATACTCTGAATACTTTGGTCAATTTGACATTGCTGGATATAATCAAGCTCAACAAGCTTTAAGAGAAAGAGAGTCTAGACTTTTAGGAGAGATAGGAACCCAGTTTCAAACAGGAACTCAAGGAATACAATCAGGGTTACAAGATGCTTTATTAGGAATGATTGGAAGAGAAAGTGTTGCAGGTCTTGTTGGTGGTAGACAATTAGAAAGAAGAAGAATGACCAGAGAAGGTGGGCAAGAACAGTTAGAGACGCTAGGTGAAAGAACAAGGTCTAGATATGCTGGAACTCAAGAACAAATAGGTCAAGAAATGGGACTTCTAGAAGGTACACTATTAGACTTTATAGCAACACAAGCTGGTTTAGCTCTTAACTTAATGCAAGCTGGAGCAACAAAAACTGGAGATGGCTCACAAAATACAGGTTGGAAAGCACAACCAAAAGGAACGCCTATGACAGCAGCACAACTATCTGAATATCAAGGAATGTTTGGAGATTTGTCAAATGGAATACAAGCCTTTAATCAGTTTGTTTCTTTAGCTCACAGTAACTTAAATAGCAGTCAGTTAAGTGAATTAGCTAATGCTATTTATGCTCAGTATCAACAAGCAGAAGAATCAGGAGGAACGTAATGGCTACTAACCCTTTATTTAAACCCGCAGCTAAATCTCCACTTCAAGGTGCTTTTGAAAGAATAGAAAATCAAATTCTAAAGATGGCACAACAAAAACAGTTAATAGACTATAATAAACAAAAAGACGCTTTGAATGCTACACAAAAAGCTAATGAAAATTCTATTAGAAGAGAAGATAAGTTTAAAGATGAATATTACGATAATATTATGACTTATATAAATGGCGGAGATTTTGATACAGCTTTAACATTTTTAGGAGAAAAACCAGACCAACCTGGTGTATATACCTATAACATGGCTAGAAACTCTATGGTAACAAATACAGAGCTTTTTCCAACTGCTGAAGAATTTATTTCGATGATTGAACAAAAAAGAGCAAAATCTTTGACTGGCGAAAATTTAACTCGGTCTTGGTTAAGCAGAGATAAAACCATAGATAAATCTGATGTATACGACAAGATGTTAAAAGCTTATGGTGATGGAGATATGACAAAAGAAGAGTTTGATTTTGCTATGAAAATAGGACAAAAACAACCTTGGTTTTCTTCTCTTGGATTAAGTACAGAGGAAATAAAAGGTGGTCCAAGCAGAGATGCTATGCAAGCAGACATT